TAGAGATATGTAACAGGTTTTTGCTAATTCTTATTATCGAGTAATAGAAGTTTCGCAAGATTTAATCCTTTGTGATGGGATTGATATATGGCTATGCTTTGACCGTTTTGAGTTGGTAGAGCCAGCCGAGCCAGAGGTCAGCATCACGCTTAGTAGGGAATATCGTGTATATCCATTCCCAGCCACAACATCAAATGGGTTACTCAATAAACATGGGATATATATTATGAGACAAAAAGATGCAAAGAAAGGGTTTTATTATTATCTCGGTCATGATTATGGAACTCCAATAATGCAGAACATATACACAATGGAAGTTGTTAAGTTCTCATCATCATATATGACCCCCTATATGTTTTATGTATTGCCTAAAATTATGTTAAATGACGGATGGTATCAGAGGAATGATTTTGTGTGCATAAAAATATTCAAATGTAAGGATTATTCTGATAGTTTTAAGGTGTTTATTGGCAGCGATGGGATAGTGTACGAATTTGATGGTATGCCCCGTGGCGGGCAAGACAAGCCATTGTTTATCATTAGAAAACTATCTGAGACAATGATTGATACAATGAAAATAAAGGAGACACTATGCCAGTCAAAGAACTAAAGCAAATCGCAGGGTTTAGCACCGCAGACCTGCTGGAGCGGGCGAACAAGCGGTGCGAGGAGTTGGAACTGAGAGTTAATCAATTACAGATGGCGTTAAATTTTGCGGTGCAGGATTTAAGAGCAGAAATGATGACTTGCCCGATAACATTGAAAGAACACATTGCTCAATATGAGAGACAAGCAAAATGAAAGTGAGGACACAATGAGCGACATCAAGCCCTGCCCGTTCTGCGGAGAAACTAAATTAAAGCCATACGAAAGAAGCGGTGAGATAGGTGGTGTTATATGCCAGAATAGTGAATGCGGTGCGCACATAACCAGTTGGGAAAAATCATCTGCTATCGTTAGATGGAATAAACGGGTTATTGAGGATATGCACCTTGCCAACCTCGCCACCGCCAACGATGTTTACACAGCCCAGTGCGGGCAGATTGCGGTCAAGGATGCGGAGATTGCAACCCTGACAGAGCACAACCGCTCACTCGTGGAGCAGATGAACGCAATGGTTCGCACGGTTGACGAACTGGAAACAACACTTGAGACGGCAATGGTCAAAGACTTTGCCAATCACGGATAAAAAAGGAGTATATAATGTGTAATTGCCTACAGAACATTAAAAATAATTTAGAGAAAGAGCTAATCAGAGATGTTGATTGGTATGTTAATGGTATGAATTTGCAAATGAATAGAACCTTTATGAGGTTTACTGCGTCATTCCCAACCGTAAGCAAGAAAGGACTGGTTAGCATGAAGAGACGCAAATCTTTTATATCTCACGCATTTTGTCCATTTTGTGGCGAAAAATACGGGGACGGCAATAAATGAAACAGCTACAGACTATTGAGTGGCTGCCGTACCCGCAGAACAAGCCTGAGAAAGCAGGGAAATACCTTGTTACATTTCAATCAGGCAAGGTGAGATTGATAGAATACTTTGCCTTTATATCTGATACAGCAGATGGCATTATTACAAAGATAATCAAAGCGGAGTGGTTAGGCGTTCCACAAGAGAGCGTTATCTCCTATGCCGAACTCCCTAAAGCCTACGACCCGACAGCCACGAGCTTCAACTTCCTGACGGCTGTAGCACTGATGAAAGAGGGGAAAACTATCATATCAGATGAAACGGGAGTAATGTATAATCTGGACATTGACGGCATTATGGAAGGTCATTATGCAGACGGCACATCAACCACAGATGAGACATTTACCCTTGCCGAGATAGAAGGCGAGTGGGGGTTGGTATGATAGTGGTCTGTGAAATATGCCAATACGAGTTCGACACAGAGGATGGCAATTCCGCAGGATATGAAGGTCAAATCCTTGCTGTTTGCCCTGTTTGCCAAAGCGAATTTGTTATTGATGAAGTCGATGATGGTGATGACGATGTTGATTGGGATGATAGTGGCGCATGGTGTCACTCTCCAGATATGGAAGATGAATGAAAAAAGACAGCAAACTGCGCTGGACACAGGAGCAACTTGCCAACCATTACGCAAAGAAAGGTAAGGTTGCTCCCGTTGCCAAGAAAGGCACTAAAAAGACCGATACAGGCATATATGACAGCAAACTTGAGGAAGCATACGCAAGGCGATTATCTGCCCTTAAAAAGGTCAATATCATTGCTGATTATCTACGCATAGTCAAGCCCAAGAAAGGTGAGACAAGTCAATTCACTTTCGCTGTCTGTGGCTGGCATAAATATACACCCGACTTCTGGATTGAGTTACTATCTGGTCAGCAGATTATCGTGGAGTTGAAAGGCTTTGAACGCAGGTATGATAAACTAACTTTTGATGATGCTGCATACCGTAATCTACAATACGGCTGGATTTATCTGGCGGGGAGCATAGACAAATTGACATTGAAACTGGCAAGGAATATCACAAAAAAAGACTTGCCAAAGGAGTTAATATGAAGCTATGGAAAAGAGCAAGGCTGTGGCTGTATTGGTCTGTATGGATTCCGATACTGCTTTGGCTAAATATCCCGACAGGCTCAGGATAAATAGGCTGACATCTCTGCCAGCCCATATCATTAGCCACTCGCAAGGGTGGCTTTTTTAATGCAATATAGCCCCAATATCCCAGGTATCGCCCTGGGTACCAAGCTTTGCTGCGGTTATCGGTGGTGTCTGGTTTGCGAGGATTGCAGCTTCATAGCCTGTCAGCACAGCACCCACGCCCACAACATTACCCGCTGCTATCGGGGTAGGATTGACCAGAGCCATAGCAGATGCGATGTCGGTCAGGTCAGGCAATACGCAAGCCCCGTCATCCCATATTGAATGTGCATCATATCCTGCTGCCAGCCATTGAGCAATAGTCTTGTAAGCACCGCCAAAAGCCCCGATATTGTCAGGGGTGTTTGTGTAAAGCAGGTTGTAATCACAACCTATCGGACTGGGCGGTTCTTCTCCATCTGTCTGGAAGGCGTTGTTAGTTCCCAAGAATACGCAAGCTTTGTCTGCGACCGATGCTTCCATATATACGATATTATTCTTGAATTGCAACCCGGTTATTGAACCCGTTGCATTGGCAAAGGTTACTTGACTATTAGTTTCAGTCAACCTATTTATGATGGTGTTGCCATAGATTTTCAGACTGCTCAGTCCTCCTGTTGCGATTGAATAGTTGTTGTCAATAAACACATTCCCAACTATGCCAAATCCTGCGGATTCCGTAGCCGTCTCATCGTGTTCCCTGACAATTCCATTCCGGCAACCGATAAACCAATTGTTCTGTATCAGCACATCCGCCACGTACCCAACCATCAGACTATGGGTAACGTCTGTTTCCGCTGTAACCACTCCGTAATAATTGCTGCCATAGAATAGGTTTCCTTTTACGACCTCGCCATTTTGATAGTTATTATTTGCCATCGTGCTATCAGCCCCGACAATCATCATATAAGCCAGTTTTACAGCGATACAGTGCAGAGTGTTATAGGATATACTGTTTGTGGCTGCGTGACTGTCATACTGGTCTTGTGTGTGCCTGATGCAGTAATACAGATAAGGCGTTGCCGTGAAAGCAACCGTATTCCCGTGACAGGTCAAAGATGCACAGTTATCAAACCGCATACCGCCTGTGGTTGTGTTGCCCTGACCGATGGTTGCGCTTGTTCCTGACAGGGTGTTGCTGTTGCAGGTAACGGCAAACAGGGCTTTACTTGCAGCAGACTGCCAGAGAGCAACCAAAGCGCAGGCAGCAAAGGTATAAGTGCCACAGTTGATAGTGTTGTTGCTGAAGTTTATCGTGCCTGTGACTGTTGCAGCCATAGCCGTTCCTGTATTGAGCTTGGCAACCCCATAACCTGATGCCGTGTTTGCAGCCCAAGTAAATGTATTACCTGTAACTGTATATGTGCCAGACTTGCCTATGTGAATGTCGGTTAGTGTAGTATTCTTTACAAATGTATTATTGGTAATAGATACGGTGTTCTCACCTCCACCCGTTCCATTGGCAGCACTACCGCTTGTGATTGTATAGCTTGTGCAGGTAGCCGGGAATGTGCAGTTCGTTATGGTCATCGAGTAGTCAATACCACCATTGGTTAAGAATCCGCCTGTGCCATCCCAATCCAAATGAGTTGACGATTCTGCTTTTGCAATTAAGTTTCCGGGTTGTCCGGGCACTTTGGCAGTTACGGTAAATGCGTGGGCTGCCAATGTTCCGGCTGTCACATCTGGATTGATGAGGGTTCCTGCATAGTATTCAGAGCCGGGAGTTCCGCTTGCGTTGATAGCCTTTATTAGATTGCCCATTGTAGTATCAGCAGTCGTTCCGTGCCTCTGGACATCGTAAGCCTGTGCCATTGTGTCCTTAAATCGGTAAACAGTGGTGCCTATGGTTACTGTATCGCCATCCGTTACTTCGGTATTATCTGATGTCAATATAGCAGATGCAAAAGCAAGAGTGCTGATGTCAGCAATCCACGAAACGCAGACCCCTGTAAATGTGCAACCGCTACAAACCAATGCAGGGGATACGGTGTTCTGTATCAGAATCCCATATCCGTCTGTTGCGGGGCTAACAAATGAGCAGTTAGTAAGGGTTATCGTGCCAGCCCGCCCAGAGCGAAGGTCAATAATTGGTTTGCCAGACGCAAGCCCCGTGCCATCCAGAGTAAATCCAGTAAATGACGATGCACATACATTAGATGTGTTGGGCTTTAAGACAAAGTTTTTAGTCGCTGCACTTTGGGTCAGGATTACTGTACCATAAGCCACCCAATTATATGCCTTATAGTATGTGCTATGCACCTCGTCATAAGTTCCAGCCTTGACATAGATGGTAGTCTTAGTCAAGGTTGCCGCTTCTGCCACAGCCATGCTGATATACGGGTCTGCAAAAGTGCCTGTTCCGTTGCCAGATGCTGGCGTTCCCACCCAAGTGTATAGTGACGGGTCAAAGTTGTTATCTGCATTTACGATTGTTCTCATTCCTAAGTTTGGCATTATAAAGCCCATATTAAACTCCCATATAGACAGTCTTTCCACCGTCTTTGACTGCGATAAGTTGCTGTCCTTTGTTATGCTCCAGGCTGTATGATAAATGCACCCAAGAGCCAAATTCCTGGATTAACTGATTGAACGCCACACCGACCAAACCGTTTCGTATGTCATTGAAAACCTTGTTGACAGACACGCCACTGATAGTAAAGTCACAGGCTGCGGATTTACCCAAAGCCCGATGCTCTGAAGTATCACTACCACCCACACCTGCATTGACTTCTGGACAACGGAATAGTGAGTTTATCCTGATAGGCTTGCCGTAGTAATCCCGTATCTTATCCAGCACTTCACAGAGAGCCTTTATATTGACCATTTGCGCATCTGTGGGGCGGTTGTCTATCCCTTTGCGTATAGCATAGCCAGAATAGACAGCCTCCCCGTAGGCGATATGTTTAGACAGTTTGTCGGTTGACTTCATTGTTTACTCTTAAACACATTGGGCTTGACTTTGGTTAGTATGGTCAAGGCGGATGATATGAGATTAAGCACACCGCCACCTGCTTTTATTGCCTTTTCAACCTTGCTATCCACTTCCGGGATTTTTGGGTCTTTCAAGGCATCAGATACTTTCAGCATTACATGGTCGGCTTTGACCGTTCCCAAGATGTCCTTGCTTTCCTGATGTAAAACCTCAGAGCCAATAACGACACCGGCGGTAAAGTTTGCTTGTGCGATTTTGGGGGCTTTGATTTTGTTTTTGATTTCTGAAACGATATACCCAATAACTGCCAATACTATTGTTACAAGTAAACTTGTCAAAGCCGGATTCAATCCAAACTTGCTGATAATTACATATACGAATGTGCTGTCCATTTTGTTCTCCTAAAATATGCTTGCTAACAAGCCGTGTGTATAAGCCCACATTGAGGCTATTACTATTAAAGCTATCTTGGTAATATCCCATGTCTTTTGGATAACGTTCTGATACCAAGTAATTGTTTCACGGCTTTCATTCTTTTTTTTTTTAAACTCTATGTCAAACAGCAGTGGAAACTTTGCTGTTGAAACATAGTTACTTTCTACATGGTTGCAAACTTCTTGGCCTGAGCGGTTGACAAGGTTTTCCACTTCCGCCCGGTCTGTTTTGCGTTCCTGTATGATGGTTGCTAACTGTATGGATATAGCAGTTTGAGTATCAGAAAGTTTATCCTGTCCATTCTGGAGCTTGTCCAGCTTTTGCAGTACTATTACAGTTACGTCGTTATCCATTAAAACCTCTGCTCAGAAATTCGGTGGCTTTTCTGTTTCGCTGATATAGTCAATTTTGGCAAGGTCATCATCAGTAACCTTGTCATCAGTTCCGGCATAATAAGCAACACCGTATTTGCTATGAATCAGTTTGTACCAGCTTGCATTTGCCAGCCCCCAAAACCACCTTGACGGGTCGGTTGGGAATGTCCCTGTGAATGTTGTCCATGTTCCCATATTAATCTCCAATCTTATGTAAATTCAAATTCATATATGCTGGCACAAATTTAACTGTGCTGCCATAATCATGCCGAATCCTGACATCTAAGTCTATCGGGATAGTAGTCACGTCAATTACTCCACTAAACGAAGCAGACCCGGCATCAGAAGCCGTGCCTATTTTTCTGAGCCAATGGATATGGTCTTGTTCAACCCCACCCAAAAAAGCCGTGCATCTATAAAGCACATTGTTAGTATCTCCCGTAAAACTAAAAGCACCGTTGACAAGGTATCTGCCTTTATGCGTAATCGTAATTTTATCATTGGCGTAATCTGGTGTCAGCACATGATAAAGCCCATTAGCCGCAAAAGTGTTTACCTTTGTATATGTTGCACCCGTTGTAACGTCTGTTGCTGTGCTTCCGTCGGCTGTGTAAATCCCAGCATAAACACCTTTATCGTTAATGTGGCTCATCTGACAAACCAATGCTGATTTTCTAAATCAGACAAATCCAGTGTGTCACCTTGTATCAGCATAAACTCAGACGCCGCCTGGATTGTCTCTAATGGCTGTGGTCTGACTGTAATCTGCCCAGTGCCGATATTGATTATTGACAATCTGCGTCCTGTGCCTTTTGCATAGGGCAATATGACAGTATAGCTCCCGGATTCATAGACGATAACCTCATCATCTGCTGAATCCGGTATGCTATAGTTGCCTGTCTTTTTTGTGATTATTGGCATCAATAATCAATCTGGCACTGACCGCCTGTCCAGGCAGTAACGAGGTAAACATAAACAAGGCTGTCATTGCCACCAGTTCCGGCAAGAGTAATATCTGCGGCTGTGTTGCTTGCCTGTACCATAAAGGTAGATTCACCAGCCGGGATAGTTATGTGAGTTGTGTCTGTCTGTCTGCGTCCACATTTTATTAAAGCACATTGGGTCAATGTAGCCACAGCCGCCACCGGCAAGAATATCTTGACCACGTAATAAGCGTTGGCAACAGTAGTGCCCCATGTTATCTGCTCAGCATTGGCAGCAGAGTTTACAAGGGTTTCACCAAGACTAAACTCTTGGCAAGTCGGAGCGTATTTCTGCGTCCCGGATCCGAGCCTGACAAATGAGAATTGCCAGTCATCAGCAGTCTGGACAGTGCCGCCTATATTGTCACCAACAAAGGTTGATTTCCCGGCATCCACATATCCCACGTGCAGGGCTGTGGATGCGGTCAGGTTAGATAAAGCACAGGCAGAGTTTCCTCTGTCACGCCCTGTCATAGAGCCTTTTATTGCAACATTCCACCCGGCGGCATCTTCTGAGCGAATTGCACCGTTTATGATTTTAGAGCGAGTATCAGCATCTTGCATTTTAATCTCCCTTAGTCTTTAGTAAATGATACCCAATTCGCATCGGCTATCGTGTTTGTGGCTTCGCAAAGCCAAAGTTTATGGTTTACCCGGTCACAGCGTAATTCATCCTGGACACCAACAGTGCCATTGACCCCGGCAACACAACCGACACCGCCCATAAGGGCAGCAGTCCATGCAGCATTAGCGGCTATCGTGGTTGTTGTCACGTATGGGCTGGCATTGCCCACAACTCCCTTTATTTTGCTTGTGATGGTCAGTTTAGCTGCGGTTGTGTTTACTCCCGTTACTAAGCTATGGGCAACGGTATCAGAGCCATATTTTGTTCCACCGCCAGCGCCTTTATTGATGGCATTCATGAGGTTTTCCATACAAAGCTGGGCGCTTACTTCGACCAATACCTCATTGGCTGTTTCCGGGGCGGTCAGTGCATCTTTGAAAGTATAAACTATTTCAGAAGCACCGGAGCCGATTGTCACGGTTTCATTATTGGCAGCGACACCTGTCCAGTTAAGCACACCGGTTGACGCAACCGCATTGACAACCGCTGTGTTTATGAGTGTCAAGGTCGGGGCTGTGATGGTTTTATTCGTCAATGTCTGCTGCACATCTTTGGTTACAATCTCATCAGCAGCATCACCTAAGTCAGGGATTGTCAGGCTGGGGCTTGCGTGTGTCTGAGATGATACGTCAAGAGTCACATACTCTGTTGCCGTCCCGATTTTAGGGCTGGTGATGGTCTTGTTCGTCATGGTGACTGTATTGTCAGTCGTGACAAGCTTACTCTCGTCTAAACCCTCTAAAATGTCGTTTTGGAGGTTTTCAAAAGTGATTACCCTTTCAGCATCGCCACCAGTCCGGCTGATAACCTGGATGAGGTCTGCATTGTTAAGGGATGTAATGGTTTTGTCTGTGAAGTCTGCCATTTTATACTCCTATGATGATATTCTTTGTACGCTGAAATTAGCGTATGATATTGTGATGTCATTATCACTTGCTGAGTTATGATAATATCTGATGTCATAATCTTTGCTTGCCGCACCTTCTTTGTAAATGCAGGATAGGTAAACAGTGGTTATGTTGGCTCCGGTTATATGATACTGCCTGACTTCGCTGTTTGCTAAGATTGTTCCGTCACGGTAAATTGCAAACTGATTTGTCAGAGCATCATCTGAGCTGATAAATGATAACTGTGCATTGAGCCGGTAAACGCCATTGGTTGCTATCGTGATTTTGTCATTGGCTTGGTCAACAGTTATCCCGGATGAATATTCACCATTGGTTGCAAACGGTGTCAGCTTTGTCCAGGTTGTTTTGGCAACGGTCTGAGCAGAAGCGCCACCCGCAACGTATATCTCGCCAAATGCCGGAGTAACTGCTGTTAGCTGAGCCTGTGCATCTGATGTCAGGGTTTTGATATATCCCAATTCCGTAGCTGTCAACCCGGCTGCTGCCAATCCTGCCAATAGGTTTAAGTCAGTCGCAAGGGCTGTCATGGCAACATTCTCATTTATCTTGGGGTTGGTCAGGGTTTTATTGGTCATCGTCTGTGTGTCTGTGAGCAGCACAATGTCAACAGGGCTGGCAGTAACAGCAGCCCGGATATATGCTAAAATCTCAGCAGCAGTCAGCTTGTAAGTTTCATTGCTCCCGGTTGCGATTTCCAGCGGGAACATATCAGTAGATGCTAATGCTCCCGATGGCTTTGTGGTTAGTGCAGATATGCGTTTTGTCGCCATTATAATCTCCTATAAATAAATAATTTGGTTGCCGGAATCGTCTATGATAGTGTTCCCAGCATCGTCAATCGCATCAGTGGGTGCTTGGTTACTGAATGAAGTTGGCAGCCCGGTCAGTAATTCCTCACCTATAAATTTTAGCTTTAGGCTTTGCCCTACATTCACATTCGCCCAATCCTCAGGTGCGAAATCGGAATCCAGAAAGCAAAGATAGGCTGCTGTGGACCCGGTGTCTGTGCTTGTGTAGCGTGGGTATATTGCTATTGACGAGCCATTAGTAAAAGCCTGTGACAATGTGCTTGCCAGCCCCGTAAACAAGGCTATCTGAGCATCAGAGCCGTCATTGAATAACTCAGCATCAATGCTAACTCTCCAGCCTTTGGGGTGCAAAATGTGTTTTCCGGCAATGGTCGTGTTTCGCACATATTCCGGGATAAAGGCAATCGTGCCAAATGCGGTTGTAAATTCGCCTGTTCCTATCTTTACTCCACCCCAGCCAAATAACGTCTGCACTGCCATCTAAACCACCCCATACCCTTCTATGTCTGATGTCTCTTCATAGTAATTATTCACAATCCTGGTTACAACATAGTCGTGGTTATTATACATTATCTTTGTTCCCAACCCCACATTAACAGTTCCGTCTATGGTTATGCTCAGCTTGACACGATACCAATTCAATATCGTTTGAAAATACTGTTTGATATAGTTCAAAACGTCTGTGATATTTAGCAGAAAATTCAATCCGATATTGTTTGCAACCGATTTGATAAACACGCCGGACTTGACCGGGCTGCCTATTGCTGCATTGGTTATTGACACACTCGGATTAGTGTCATTCAGTATCGGTCTGATTTTGCAGATTACATTCCCGGCTGCATCGTTGACCATAGCTGCCTGTCTCAGAAATAGCAAGTCTGACAAAGTCTGGAACGGGTTGACATCTGCATTATCCGGGTCAATCTGCACATCGTTAATTTCTGCACTGCCTGAGTATTGCCAATAGTCGTTATTAAAACCATACTCCCGGATTGTAAATGCACTTGCCGGATCTGTGTATGTGGCTGTTGAGTTATTGGCTATGACAATCCACTCATCAGCATTGTAAAGAATAGATTCCAGATTATAGTCTGACAACGGGAAACTGCTTGATGACCTGCGGACGTGATGAATGTTTTTGTAAACTGCATAGTCACCAAGTCCATTGAATTTGATAATCAGGCAGCGGCACTCATACATAAATGGGGCGCTGGCATTATAGCGTTCTTTGAACATAAAAAAGCAAAGCTGATTTTCGGTAACAGGCAGGATTCCGCCGCTTGTTATTGGGAAGACGTTTATCACTTTGTAAGTGTTTTCAACATAGTTGCCACCCTCGAATCCAAAGTCAAGCTCCCAATCCCATGCTGAAAAGGCATTGTTGTAATTAGGCAAAAGCATAGTAATAAAGAAAGGTGATAAAATAGTTTGCCCTGCATACTGATAAGCTGGGCGGTTGGCTGTTGTAATGTTCAGAAATGGAGTTATTAAAGCCTGGTTAAATAGTGAGTAGTCACCAGACGCAGATACAAGCTCGTCTATTGTCCTGGACGTGCCGGGAATGGTATATAAATAGCCTTCATTGGCTCTTGTCATAAACCCGGTTGTGCTAAGTAGTGTAAACATAAATCTAAAGTTGACTTCGTCAATCCTGACAGTGTCCAAAAAGATAACTCCGGTATAAACAAGCACATTGTCATTATAGACTTTGGCTCCGTATTTCCAGACAAGCGGATAGCGGTTTGCCAATGGCAGATAATCCCAATAGGCAGATATATCAGACCAGTCAATCACAATATCCATATAGCTAAAATCTGCCTGGTTGAAATACAGGTCTGCTATCGCTTCGCCATTGTTGGAATAGGCAAGCACATTGTTACTTGTAAAGGTAACTGTCGGACTTGCCGACCAGAGCAAATCCCATTGGATAAAGTCTATTCTAAGCATAGCGTAAGGTCGTGCCTATCTCGGCAGCCCGGCTGATGTCACGTGGATTGACATAAACCTGGATTGGTTGTTGGTTATTGCTGATACCGGCAAATCCGGCTCTTATTTCACGTGATATAGAGCGTTCACCTATCGGAGTTATGTTTTGACTCGCTGTGTTGTTTCTGCTGCCCGTAGTGCTATTAAAAAGCCCGCCCACGAAGTCAAACAGATTAGCTCCAATACTGAATATGTTCCCGCCGCCACCGATAGCATTAAAGGCAGTCATCACTGCCATCTTTGCAATCATGCGTGTGATTTCAGATATTACAGCATTCGCAAGGTCGTGCCAGATTTCTTTTAGTTTTTCCGCAGCCGAAGCGTGTGACATCAGCATAGTGAATAAAGCATTGCCAAGCTGATTCTCAATCATGCTTTTCATAGATTCGCCAAAGTCAACCCAAGCCTGTTCTGCTTGTGTCAGGCTATCGGATAACTCGTCAAGCCCTTCCATTGCGTCTTTGGTAATTTCCGGGAAAGCAGACATTGTTTCGCCTGTTGCTTTTAGCTTTTCTGACATTGTGCTGTCATTAAGTCTGTTGTAAATGTCAACCATTTTGGCATAATCAGCATCACTCATCCCACCCTGAGAAGGGATTGAAAGCATCTGGCTCATGTTTTGCTTTATGCCAAATAGCCATTTACTATATGCTTCTAACCGCTTTAGTTCTTCCTCTGATATTGCACCGCCTTTTTTGTCACCTGCCTTGTTTGCTTCATATTTATCTAACTCTATTTTTTTTGCTTTTGCTTCTAAAAGAGCCTGCATCAATCTCAGTTCTTTTTCGCCAAGCGCAGTTCTCTTTTGTGTCATTTCAAACTCACCTGTCTTAGGATTAAGCATTTCAATCCAGCGATGTTCTCCGGCATCAAACTGGTCTCTTAATGCTTTTAGGTCTGCTTCTAAGACAAGTATGTTATCAGATTTAATGCCTGTGATAAATTGCTTATATCCTAAATAAGAGTTCTTGAGCATATCAATAAACTTGGTCAATCCCCTTACCGCTGAGTCTATTGATGGCAAAAACATCTCACCGATTGAAGCCTTAAATACCGTGAAACTGTCTTTTAGATTTGATATAGCGCCCTCATAGGTTGACATCATGCGCTTACCGGCTCCGGCTATGCCAGCCGCAGGATTAACGAATGTGTCAAGCATTGCTTTTCTGAATTGCGGCAATGTTAGCTTAGTCAAGTCCTTTATCCCGTTGAAATCACGGATTAAGTTAAGCACTCCCCTTTCCCTAAGAATATCAGCAGCCCCCACACCACCGGCAAAAGCCCTGCCTACTGAATTGGCTGCTTCCACCACATCCATTCCCATATATGCGGCAAGGTCTGTAATTGACTGCAATGTGCTTTCAGCATCAACCCCAAAGGCTTTTAATTGGCTGCCAGCTTCCACTATGTTTGTCAACTCAAATGGTGTTTCAACTGCCATTTTCTGGAATTTAGCAAATACATCAGATGCTTTTGCTGCTGACTGATAAAGGTTAGTCAACCGCATTTCAAGGCTTTCAAACTTTGCTGCTGCGTTGACTGCTGCCATTGATGCTTTCATTGCGGCATAGGCAACTGCGATTATGCCTATTTTAGCAGCCATACTGGTCAATGCGGCATTCAGTCCGTTTATCTGTCCTTGTGCCTGAGTTATGCCTTTAGCAGTAAACTCTAATTGCATTTTCTCGGTAGTCGTTGCCATTATCCCTTCTTAGCTCTTAGCGATTCCAGTTCGTTCTGTGCTGCTGACAGCAGGGTGATAAACCATTCCTGCTGATACTCCCAAGAGCCGGGAGCCGGATAATGCACAAAACCTTTCTCTATTTCTGATAAATAGCGATAAACATATAGAGCGGCAGGATGCACTTTGCCGTAAGAGTGATTGCAAGTCTGATACTCTAAGCAATCCCGGCAGAAATTCATGACCCGGCAGGCTTCCATTTGCGGAGCGTTGGCATTTTGCTTTTGATGGTAAAACCACCGCACCGCCGATATTAGTTTTTTTCAATTCCCTCTACCGAAGCCATGACAGCAGATTCCTGGTTGACAATAGCCGTCACCATTGCATAAACATACTCAGGCAATAGCATAGCAGCGTTGTCTTTGGTAATAGGCAGAGCAACACCTTTATCGTCTGCAAATTCCCAAGACTTCACAGCCTGAGCGATAACCTCACAGCCAATCGCCATGTCAATCTGCGCACGGTCATCGTCTTTGACAAACAGGCTTTGAAACAGCCGGGTCTTGTCTCTGATGTTCAGCAGTTCCGCTTTGGCTATGACTTCGTCATTGTATTTTATGTCATAGCCATACATAGGGAGGTCGGATATTCTGCAATTCTTTATCATAATCAGCTCACTGCGACACTGATGGCTGTCTGGTCTGAATCACCTGCCAATTCCAGGCTATATGATGCCAAGAACAGGCTCTTGTCCGGGTCTGCCATAGTGTAATCGGCTATTCGGCTGTTTGTGGTGATTGCTATGGTTTTGGCGGTTGTGGTCGGCTCTACTAAGTTTATCACATTGGTTATTGGGGTCTGGCTTCCGATTGCAGTCATCAGAGCCGGGTCGTATGTTTCATCCCAAATTGTTTCAAGAGCCAGAGTGCCACCCTGGGCAATAACACGACCCTCAAGCGGGGTCATACTGTTTTGATACTTTACCCTGTCATCTACAAAGGTTGTTGTCAAGTTCAAAGCAAAGCTATTCATCTTGGCAGCACTGTTGAAAAGGGTATTGGTTACATTGCCAAATAGGAACGGGGTCAATATAGCATTGGCTGCCGGAGTGGTCAAATCGGTTGTGTTTAGTGTTACTGATGCACAACGGAAAACCGCCTCAAACTGCACTATGCCATTGCTTTCGCCTGTGACGTTTAGGCTTTCACATTCGCAACCTAGGGCAATGTCAATCTTGGCGGTGGAATCTGTGTAGCGCTTGGCAATGTTGTAAGTAAACGCTGCGGGCTGTCCTGCCTGTATTGCATACGGAGTTCCGGCTTTTCTGAAGTAAGCAGCAAGCAGGATAGGCTCATATTCTTTGCAGAAATCCCCGGAAAGCGTAACTGTGCCGCTTGACCCGGTGATAATCTTCTCAGCTATCTTCGGCTCGTTGGTGCTTGTTTTAATTTTAGTATCTGTCATGATGACATTCTTTTTAATGTCAACCATACAGTTAAACGGGGTGGCAGCCGCCCATGTTCCGGCAACCTGAGCGCCAAAACTGGACTCTGCAATCATCAGACCGTAATAGTCGTTACCTTGTCTATTCGCCATTTTCTTTTACCTCTTTTTTATTGGTTTTTAGTTTAAGCAAATGGCTCATGCGGACTTGCAATCCAGCCGGGCATTTGCGCTCTTCGTCTTTATGAAATCGGAACAGTTCATTAAAATATCGCTCCGTAAATGTGTCCTGTGGTATGACTGTGACTTGTCTCTCTTCAATCATTATGTCCTCGATACAATCTTCATAACTGTAAAAACTATCTCCCGGCAATAAACCTGTTCGGAATATCCGGCATTGTTGGGGTCATTGGCAATCTCCCCCTTTCTCACTGAGGTTAATTTGATGTTGGAAACATACCCGCCTAGGGTCAGGCTCGCAAGCATAGCGTTGACAACATCGTTTTGCATTTCTAAAGCTTTGCTGATTCCATAGCCTTTTTTCTTTGGCACATAAAGGTAAATAGACAGAGCCATATCAACGTCCATCTGTCCACCTGTTTTGACAGTATATTCCTCATCACCGTCACCAACTAAAGCAACCACGATTGACCCGCTATTGAGTGCCAAGTCCTCAGGGTACTCACCAACTTTATTGATGCCTGAGATAGCCTTTAATAGTGCCTTGCTTGCCGCTACAACGGGATATTGCCAATCTGTCATTTGAACACCTTCAATTTCAAGCCATATTTTTTATAGATTTCGTGGCAGCGTTCTCTTGTAACTCCAAACCATTCCCTTTTTGGCAGTTTGCCAGAGCCGGTCTGATGCCAATATCCTTTCTTGCTATCAAACTTGTCAGCGATATAAACCGCCCATCCATTTGGAATAGGCTTGACGGCAACTGAGTTAATCATATTGCTATGGTCTGTCAGGTTGACAAAGCCGGGCGCTCCTGCTTTTTCTTTGCGCTTTTGTGTGGATTCCGCATATTCTTTGAACTTATTGCCATAAACATCAACACCTTTGTCGCGTGTCTTATTTTTAATATCAGTCCTGACGGTCAAAGCGATATTATGCAAAGCCCGGTTGACTTCCGGCTCGTTTATCTTGAAAGGCTTTGGCATCTGTGTAATCTTTATCATCGTTCCAGTCTGCCAATGAAGTTTGCCCGGTAAGTATCAGTGACACCTGACAGGCTTTGGTCAAGGTTGATGCGCTTCATACAAGAAGCAAATTCTTTGTCATACTCATTTTCATAATACTGCCATGTCTTTTCGTATGTATCTGTGAAGCGTTGATTGTAAAGGTCGTGATAGATAAGAGCCAGAGCCTTAAAATCACTGCACTGCATAAAGATAGTCGGATTAGCAACCACATCTAAAAGCACCTGCCCACCTGCTTCGTCAACGATAATCCCTCTGTCTGTCAAGCCTTCCTCTATCCGGTTGCCTAAAAGCGTTTTTGCAAGTGTAATCTTGGCTGTCCAGTTTGCCTGTGCTTCGTAGGTTGATAAATCACAAGTGCCTTGTGCAATGGTAAAAGTCCCGCCGGTATCTTGAAAAGTAGTGCCGTCTGAGCTAACAATAGGAAATGTCTTGTTTGCAACCGTATCAACAATGAGAATCACATTCCCAGTCAATCCAAAAGCCCATCGCTTAGTCCCGGAATTATACAGCATGGTGTCAGTAGTCCCATTACTAAAATATGAAACCAAAGATGTCAATGTGTCAGGCGTTACGGTAATATAGTCGCCTATGTTTGCAACGACAAGACAAGGAGCTGTATATGTGCCTAGCAGATTGTTTATCTCTGCTTCATAATTGCTAATGCTTTGCAGGGTGCTGAGTGTAGTAGCTGACCAGTCTGCCATCTTGTAACCTCTAAAAGGGTGGGGGAGTGATTGGCTCCCCCGTTATCTATTATACCAGGATGGAAACGAAAGCGTCAACAGTGTCAAGGCTTTCATCTGCTGAGGTGGTGTAAAGCAGTCTCAGGTAACGAGTGCCGGCGGCAAGGGTGTCTTGCGGAACAATAAACTGTGTGATGATAGTTCCGACCGCCCATGTGGCAGGTGTGTCAGTTCCCTGCGTGCATACAAACCGATTCCCGTATTGAGTTGTCGGCGTGCTGGTTGTGCCAAAGCAGGGTGTGATTGTAAGCGAAGCACCGCCCGCAACCTCAACCTCTGTATGAGCGACAACAGTAATCAGTAGGCTGCCATTGCTTCCGGCTGCACTGGGATAGGTTGCTGATGGGATATTGCTGACAATACCCAAGTCAATGGCGTTGGTTGTGTAGCCGGTTGTGGCGTTGGGTAGTGCCTGTGCATCTGACAAGATGAAATTCTCGTCAATCAGTTTACCTTTTAGATACATTCCCATTTTATCCTCCCTTTAGTCTAAGTCGTTAGACTCAGTGCTAAGGATGTTTTCTTCAATGATGACCGGGATACCGTTCCAGCTTCCGACCATTGTATTAACATCTGTGTTTGGGGTGTTGGTGTTATACAGGGTGCCTTTCAGATTCATCAGCGCTCTGCGTCCGTCCCGGTTGCAATACAGGAAAGTATAGCCGTCATTGCTGGCTCTCACCATGTCAAGTATTTGGTCAACCTGTGTGGCGGTTGGCAAGGTCTGTGTCTGCCCTGTGTAGTTACAAATAGAGTGCAGACGAGCCACACTAAACTTGCTTGCCATTTGCAGACTCATTACCATTTCCCACAGGTAGCCATAAACCGGCTTGGCTGCATTGGTGGTTGTGTTGGTAACAGAATTGTAAACCCCGCCACCGCCAAGTGCCGTCATTTCAAGCATATTCATAATGCTCATATCCGGTATGACTATTTGGTTGACTTCCGGTTTCCAATGCACGGCAAAGATTGTGTTTGTGTAACCAGTGGCACCGGCAACATTGATTTCATTGCCATAGGCTTTGGCTATTTCGTGCAGTCCGACAAATCCGGTGGTGTCCCCGAATGTGCCGTTTGTTCCGTAAACCAAAAGCTGTCCAGCTTTCTGCCCGAATGCTTCTGCGAAGGCTGGGGCTTTGCGATTGAAAAATGCACCCTTGCCACCGGGAGCATTGTCAACCAGGCGCTTGTCATATTCCTGCTCAGCAGTAAGTATCTTGAGGTCAAGCTGTGCAGTGCCTTCGATTGAGGTGGTGGGTGTGGTCGAGCCGTTAATGTTACGGATGCCGACTGTAGGCAATACCGTCACCTTGCTGTAAGTCTGTATCAGTCCTTTATCAGCAAAGCCGGTTTCTGCGGTGCGCAGGATTCCTGACTCTTTGGTTAGCGAGTCAATTATAGGCAGTTTGTTAGGGTTATCCCAACTTACTGCGTGTTGCTGTAATGTGTTGGTTGCCATTGTTATATTCTCCTATTTGAATACAGGTTCAGCAGGTTTAGCGCCTTCTGGTCGTCTGCTTTTATCCGGCGGGGTGTCAGGTGCTTTCTCAATTTCAAAGTAGCCTGTTGACTGCAATAGTTCATAGGTGTCTAAGTTCTTTGCAGCTTCCTCAGGGGTCAGGTCTTTGCCATCGAGTTTGACAAACCGGTCTTTGACCTTTTCAATCTTGTCAAAAGACTTGTGGGCTTTATCCACTTCAAAGGTCTTTGCGACTTTGTTCCATTTGGCGATAACCTCGTCTGATTGTTTTTTGAGCAGTGCGTCATAGGCACTTGCTTTCTTTTCAAGTTCCGGGTCGGGCTTGCTGGATTGCAGATTGGTTTCCAATTCCTCAACCTTTCCCTTCAATGTTTTGATTTCCTCTTTTCTGCCTTTGCTTTCTGCATTAGCAGCAGATAAATCAGCGAATAGTGTGTCAGTTTCCCTGCTGGCATCTGCCAATAAAGAAACAAGTTCTGTGTCCGCATCTGCGGGGAGCTTTGACTTAATCTTAGTCAGTAAGTCCTTTAGTGCCATCCTGCACCGTCCTTTTTATTGTTCTGCGGAATCTGTATTGATTCCGTCTTTGTAATAATCTTCAGTAACCTGGATGAAGTTATGCCGACAGTTATATCTTGGCTCTGTCTCATTTTCATAAGCATTCTTTTCGTCATCAGTGAATAATCTTTGCGCAAGAGCAGCCCGGCACTCGTCTCTTGTCACGTTATCCAGCACCCCGATATATTCCCAATAGACAGCCCCGTCTGTATTCTTTGCTGCTTCATTATGGACTGCCTGGATAAACTGCTGACGGCTCGTATTGGCATAGGTCTTGGCATACTTCACAAGGTCTTTTTCAAGCAGCCCCGTAATGTCCTTTGTGGCTTGTCTGAGCGATTGCCCGGTCAATACTGCTGTGGTTAGCTGGTCTTGTAATACCGTCATCACCTCAGAGCCTATTTTCCCAAACCGGGTCAATTCCATATTTTGCAAAGTTGACAGCGCCGTCAAAGAGGATTGTGCAAAGGTTAATGGAACGGCACCCGGCAAAGAGGATGTGTATTTTTTCAGCTCTGTGATAAGTTCCGGGTCTGCCATCAGCAATTCAGTATATGCCTTTTCATATCCGGCTGTGTTGAGCGCCGTCACTAAGTCATTAAACATCTCAATAGATAATTGCAAATTGCCATCTTCAAACAGCAGATTACCGGACTGTGTTTTCAACCCGGCAAGCAAAGACTGTATTTCTGAAATCATAGCCTTGACTACTTTGTTAAGACTTTCCTCAAAGTCTGCAATGTGCTTATCTACTAAGTCATAAATCATGTTTCAACGTCCAAAGCCTGAGCCATTTGGTTAGTGATATTAAGTGCTGTCAGTTCTGCCTGTCTCTGTTGATACAGGATAATTGCTTCCTCTCTGGTTGTGATGTCAGGGTTATCTTCCATTATGAAGTCAATCACATTTGCCGTGCCATTGGCTTTTTTGGTTGCTCTGATTTGCTCGACCTCTAATGGATTACTGTCAAACTTGACCTCTCCAAAGTCAACGGTAATCATTATGTCTTTAGGCATCTGATAATCTGAATAAATGGTCAAGGTATCTGCTATGGTCTGGACAAGTTGCTTTATCGGCTCCCGGTACAGCTCCCGGTCAAGAATGTTTTTATTGAGTGCATCCTGTTTTGACAATCTGAGTTGATACCCTGAATTAAAGGAAGTTGTGTTGCGATTGAACGCATCAGCAGATAAACCTTTCATCTTGGCGATGTTAGTGTTTTGGTCGTTCATTATCTGCCATATTTCAGTAATCATCGGGCTGGGTGTTATGTATTTAGCATCACCTGAAGGCTTGCCGTCAAACGTGCCGGGAAAGTTCAAAAAGTATTGTGGTGAGAATGGGATTGTTTTATCCTCAGGCAGTCCGTTAGTTACAAGCAGACTAAATGCTTGAAAGTCCTTTATGAGGTTTAAGTTGGTAAGGTCTAAATCCCCCTGCTCATTTGCTTCCACAACCGGATTGCCTTTATCAAACCAAAAACTGTCAAGCTCCACATCGGAACTAAACCAGGTGATTGGGATATAGCCGTATGGGTTTGGCTTTTTGTCATAGTCAACCTTGCCGGGCAGGAACGCACCATTCTTGACGTTAATATCACACTTTGCATAATACTCTTTTGTCCAGTGCATGAATGTGCAAACCTTGTCAACCTGGTGGGGGCTGTCAACCGCTATGCCTATGGAATAATAAACATCAGTGGCTTGTGTGCAGTCATCCGGGTTTTGTTCTACCCATACCCTGTCACCTGTCAGGATGTCATAGACTATCTTGCCGTCAACATAGCGAGGTAATATCCCGACCTTGAAAGTCAGGTTTGTGAGCCGGTTTAATGTGAGCAGATACTTGTTTATTTGTGACTTATCAATAGCAGTTTTCAATAGTTCGTTTTGTGTTTCAGATAATCCGTCAAACTTCAATACGCAAGGCTGTGTGAATAGCAAAGATGTGTCATTGGTGATTGTCTCAGTAAGCGGATAAGTGCCGATGTATTTGTAAAGGTCTTGATAGATTTTAGGGTATTTCTCTTTAATCTCTGCCTTGATATAATCTTCTTGCCGGTTGTAATAGAAGTCAAGATATTCTGCTGTCTCGCTCATGCGGTGCAGTTCTGATTCCCATTTGGCTGTCTGTTTGGCAATTTCTACGGATGTCATGCTTTATCCTGCTTGCTGTTCCCATCCGGGAAATGATGCCCATTCTGGACGTGCCTTGTGAAGTTCATCACTTCACTTATCAAATCTGGTTACATTGAAAACCAATATGCTAAAGTTTGTCAAGTAATTTTTATACAGAGCCGTAAATCTGTCCGTATCTATGAGCCATCTTATACTGGATTGTCGCATAACCAAAGGCATCTGATATATGGGTAAGCGACATATTGCTCTTATCCAGTTCTCCATATTGGTCGGTTACACATTGCTCAAAATCATTTATCAGATGCACACACTTTGGGTCAATCAGTATTTCTTTATGAAACAAAGCACCATTGACTATGTTCAGTCTATCCCGGACACGGATATTTGATGTTCCCTTTGTTTTGAATCCTGCTCTTTGGAGTAACTGAATATCCGTCTGCTCTGCTGATGTTTTCCGGGAGCCGCCCGTCATGTCAGGACAGACAAGGATTTCGTTGTCAGGGTATTTGGCTCGTATTGCTTCAATCATCATCCGGGTGTTTGCATTGCTCATATAAAACTCATCAAATACGTGTAGTATATTCCCGTCATAACTCATTAGAACGCTTGTCATTGGAGATATATTGAAGTCCATCCCTATAATGATTGTAGCCGGTAGAGGTTGTTTATATTCCCGGATATGTGTGCCCCGGATAAACGAATAATAGGCAGCCTGGTTGTTGATATTTACGAATTGCCCATTGATGTATTGCTCTACGAGTTTGGCATCGTACTGAGCATATAGGCTGTCTATGTAATCCTGTGGCAGGTACCAGTTGTCAGTGGTCTTTGCCTGTATCAGTTTGCCCTTTTTCTGATTAACAAACAAGTCATGAGTATAGCGAAAGCCTTCCGGGGTGGTGGTGATTGAGCAAGTAGCATCTGCACAGCCGGAAGTTCTGGCAATCATCTTTTCCCATACCTCTTTTGCAAGGTCTGTTTTCAATAAATCGAACTCATCCAGGATAAAGTCAGTTATCTCAAAACCGATAAGACGGTCAGGGTCTTCCAATGGTCTGAATATGATTTCACCTTTGTAGTCAGCAGTCAGGACTTCAATCCGGTATTCCTGTTTGTGATACTGATAGACAATGCCGAGTTCGTCAAAGACCTGTTTGAATTTGGGGATATTGATGTCACGCAAAAGTGGATATGTTGGCGCTCCGATAAACATTCTGCACTTGCCTTGCCGTTCCTGCGCTTTGACCAGATACTTGTAAACAGATGAGTGTGTTTTGCCGGAACGATAGCCACCGACCAGGGCGGTGTTCTTTGACCTGCTAAATATAAAAGAGTGTTGGTGTTGCATACAATTTGATAGTGATGTAAGCACTTGTGATGATGTTGTCTCCACTGTGTTCTGTGGGTTTTCAGAAAGTCCACAAAATGCTTTTAATAAAAATATAAGCAGTGTTGGATTTCCTTTCTTTGCTAATTCTACTGCCTGTTCAAACGCAACATATTTTAAGTAGTCAGACCCCTCAGTCTTTTTTTGTTGCTTAACTTCAGTAAAATCAGAACATTCGTATTTTTCACAGCATAGTTTTGAAAGTGTGTCATAAGAGATTTTAAGTTGTCTTCTGATTTCCTGCCCAGAGCCTTGTGCTTTGAGTTGGTTTTCAACATATTCCCATTGCTCATCTGATAGGGTTATGGCTTTCCGCCCGGCTCCTGTTGGGTTGGTTTTGGTCTTTTTGTTTGGGTGCTTTGCCGGAGGTTTAGTCACTGTTCTATTTCCTCATTTCCACGAGTATGGCTTTCAGCAAGTCACGGATTTCGTTGACCCGGAAAGGCAGTATAATCCAGGATATGAGCAGGATGATGCCTAAGATGAGAGCGATGCCGGAGAGGATGATGACGAGGGCTGTCATTTTATGCAGTTCTCTTAATGATTTTATCTAATATCGGCTGTATGTGTTTTAGAATTGCTAACTTTAAGTTATTTACCGCTTTGCTCATTTCGCTTATAGCTTCATAGCTTGTTTGAGTGATGTCTTTATTTTTCATGGTCAATCTCCAGAATTGGCACTTTTAAGCCCTCGTTTTGTCTCAGGATAGGAAAGTATAGCAACCTTTCCAAAAAGTGTCTGAGAAATGATTTTTAATTGGTTATTCACGAAATCCTCAGCTATTCATCATTGTCTGTTCCGGGTACGGCTTCGTTTTCACAAACCCAGGGCAGGTGTATGGGACTGATGTTCCGACCCTGTGGCACTCGTTACAAGTCCTGCCACAAAACTGGCAAGTCTCTTTAGCGTCAATCTGTCTTTGGTTAGCTGGTGTTGGTTTCATTTGCTGTCCTTGAGTAAAATTCCACAAACATGGCATCTGGTTGTTTGCGTTGTTTCACAGTAAGAAGTCAATCCATAGTGTTTATACCCTAAAAAGCAGAAAAATATCCATTTCAACGGATTGAATTGTTTGCACTTATAACATCTTTTTGTCATAATCAATCCAATGAGTCAAAAACTATCAATCCGGGTTTTGGTGAATAAACATCCTGAATGTCTCCGCATTTCCAGATTTGCCCTGTTTCTGTGGTGCAGCGGATATTGATGGTAATTTCAGCATCAGGCTGGTCAAGTTTTGTTAGTTTGTCTATCAGGTCTTTGGTCGTCATAATCACCTCTTGTTAAGTTTGGGGTGGGAGAAGGAGCTAACCCACCCCGTCTGGAGTCCGATGAAGCCCGGTTGATTCCCGGTAAAAATAAAAAAGAGTGATGAGCAGGTTTCGGTCAAGCCAGCCTTCAGTATCCTTTCGGACTTAACACCCACAACAGCCGGAGGATTAAAAGTGACGGTCAAGATTCGCCAAGATTCCCGTGAGGGTTTTATCCACCTCTACCTGCTCAACTGGGATGGTATTGAAGATAAAAACAATGACAGGCGGAGGCTATGCTTGGTAGTGACCAGCGTTCATAGCCTGGTAACTTGTAACCTAAATAGCGTGTATCGATATAGTTTCGTTAAGGAGACTGGAATGAAGTCATCACAATGACAATAGACTAAAAAGGGATAAGTATGGTTTGTGATGAAAGCCGCCTGTCGCTCCCGACCTCAGCCAGAGCCAAACACTCTATACATTGAGATATGCTGAAACCAATGTGGTCAGAGCGTATTTTTTTGTCAAGTGTTTTTGTCAGATATTGCAATAACCTCTTTCAACAGCTCTTCCCAGTCTGTTCTTTGTGGGCTTGACCATTGACATTCAGGGCATTCCCAAACATACACATTGCCTTTGATGGCTATTCCGCCAGATCTGAGCCAGTCATAGATGTTTGCTATGCACTTGGCAGGGTGGTTAATTTCGTGTTTGCATACAGGGCATTTCATAATTCACCTCTTTGGTTTTATTCGTGTCTAAAGATTTATGCAGGAATTGGTGATGGTCAAGTATAGGAATTTGCCAAACTATTTTGAACCCCCCCCGAAACGCAAAGCGTGTTTTCGCAGAAAACCGCATAACCTGTCTTTTTTTATTATTATTTTTCTTGACAGATTTTCGCTATGTGGTTTCTTTGGTTTTGTAAGATGTAAATCCTGACAATGCAGGTATTCAAAAGAGGTAAATATGCAAGGCACTAAACTAATGCTAACTGATGCCGAAGCTAAGCAATTCAAAGACAAGCTTAGGGAAACCAATATAACAATGCGGGATTTTTGCAAGTCGATGAAGTTTGACTATGCCCACTTTACCGCATGGCTGTATTTTGGAAACTATCAGCATAAGTCTGCTGACTACAGGAAGGCTATTAAAACAAAACTGGGGGTCTGATGAAAACCCCTACACACAAATTTGCGATTGCAAATCGCTATCAATGTCATGTTGTTTTATCTTCTGTTGTCTCATGTCATGTTATGTCATGTTATATAGCCGTTTTTTGTAACAAATCTATTACAAGTTTATTACAAATTTGTAAAGGGATGGACTGACATGGGTGATAAAAAGAAAACAGGAAAGCATTGGTTCCCACACGATTACGGAGCAAGTCAAGATTTCAAACTGAAACTTTACAAGCGGAAATTCAAACTAAAAGGAATTGGTGTTTGGTGGAGTTTGGTTGAGATTATGCCGGAATTGGATGAGTTTTCAATCAATTTCCAACCAGAGTCAGACGATTTGTACTTCATTTCTGAGTATGTTGGTTTGAAAACTTGTGAACTTTTGCCATTTATTCAGGGCATGATTGACTGCGATTTACTTATAATTGACGATAATGGGAACTACTATAATAAGAGAATCAGGAAGCACATTATCGAATCGCTTGGAAAAGAAGAGAACTACAAACGAGGTAATGCTGGGAAAAACAAAAAAGATGATGCAGACCCACCCCAGCCCCCACGAAAGCCCAAAGAAACACCGGCAGATGTGGATAAAACACCGGCAAAATATCAATCACTTCTGGATTATTGGAACAGCAAGAATATAGTCAACCACGATGCTGTCCGGTCTGACCTCAAAAAAGCCATTGATAAACGATTGAAAGAGTACACACCGGAGCAGATTAAACTTGCCATTGACCATTACAAAAATGCTGTGACGGTTGACGAGTTCTGGCAGACCAGAGCCAAAGAGTGGACGTTTGCATTGTTTCTGAGCCGGGATAACGGTATGCCTAAGTTCCTGACTTGGGAAACCAAGACCACACCCAGCGGGCACACTGGAGAACACGAATTGACTGATGAGGAAGCTGCTGCCATAAATCTTGAAAAGCGCAGACGGGCAGGATATAATGTTTAAGCCTATTGACGACATGAAACATTGCACTTTCCAGGCTGGGATATTATCTTGCATAATAAGCACAAATGATCCGGTCAAGCATACCCTGTTTTTCAATCTGTTTACTGCTGCTGACTTCACTTATCAAAACCAAAAACTATTCAAAGATGTAAAGGCTGCCTATGATTATGATGGTCATACTGATATGATTTCAGTCTGGAATATCATAAACCCGGCAAGCAAAGATGATGATGAAACATTCAAACGATTTATCCACTTGTCTGAGGTTGCCGGATATTTAGTCAGTGATTGCTTATTTATGCACTATGCTAAAAGGCTACATTTTGAAATCAAGCGCAGGGAAATTAAGTCACTGGCTGCCGGGTTACAAATGGATGCCGATGAAGTTATTGACCTGAAAGCCGTGCTTGACGAGTTCAATGACAGGGTAAGACAAATCCGGTTTGAGATTGAACAAAACAAACCCATATCTGTTGGTGACAGCATAAGCAAAACTATGTCAATTTTGGAAGATGAGAAGTCCGGCAAAATTACACACATTTATACAGGGATTTTCCCATTGGACGATAATATGGCAGGATTAAGACCGGGTAACATTTATGTCATAGCATCACGTCCGGGAGTTGGCAAGAGTGCAATGGCAATCAATATCTGCAATAACATAGCCAGCCAAAACAAGGCTGTGTTATTTGTGTCTTTGGAAATGCTGAGTGAAGAGATTGACAAGCGGTTAATCTGTTTGCGTTCCTGGATGGATAGTAAGGAAGGCATTGAAGGCTATAAATTCCAAAAGCCTAAATATCTAACAGCATCAGACTTTGCTAAGATGAGTGCTGAATCTGAAAAGATTGCTTTGCTGCCTATAAAATACGCATTTCAAGAATGTAACACACCGGACGCTATTGAAGCAGCATATAAGCAGGAAGTGGATTCCGGCGCTGAAATCAGACTGATAATTATTGACCATCTTAACCTGATGAAACACAGTAACCGGAACGAAAGCAGGCGGCTTGAACTAACCGAAATCAGTCGGGATTTGAAATTGCTGTCTATGAAATACAAAATACCAATCATTTTATTACACCAATTAAACAGACTGCTTGAGCATAGGGCAGCCAAAGAAAAAGCCCCGACACTTGCCGACCTCCGGGAGTTTGGCGGATTAGAGGAAGATGCGAGCCATGTGTCTTTACTTTGGCAGCCTGATGAAAAACTGGACGGCATTGAATTGGTAATCCCCAAAAACCGGCACGGCAAAAAGGGGATTGTGAAACTTGACTTTTTCAAAGAAAAGATGCTAATAAAAGAGGAGCCAGGATATGAGCCGCAGAGATAACGACTATCGCATTCCAATCTTGGAAGCGAAGATTGAAGCACAAATTGAAGCAAACAAGGAAGCCGTCAAGAGCCAGTACAAGTCTATGTTTGGCAAAGACCAGTATGGGGGGGACATGATAGCCTGGCGGCTTTTGCACAATGAGCGGATAGCGTTAATGTTGCTTACCAACAAAACCGATAAGCAGATGTGCCGGCTGGCAATGGTCAAGGTTGAAATGGACAGGCTGTCTGCTGCGACCAGAGCCGAGACGGATTACCGGATTGCAACGGGAGAAAGGGAATGAAGCGCATTGAGATGTTTCACGATAGCTTCCAAAACTATAAAGGCTATCAATTACCCAAAGCGCAATTAGTCATTGCTGATATACCATACCAATTAGGCAGCAGTGCCTATGGCAGCAACCCGTCATGGTATGTGGATGGTGATAATAAAAATGGTGAGTCCGATAAAGCGAAAAAGTCCTTTTTTGACACAGACAGCAAAGCCGGGTTTCGCATAACTGAGTTCTTTCATTTCTGCCAAAATATGCTAATTAAAGAGCCTAAAGAAACCGGAAAAGCACCCTGCATGATTATCTTTTGTGCATTTGAACAGCAATTTGAACTCATCACCGAAGCCGAAAAATGCGGATTCCCAAACTACATAAACCTTGTTTTTCGCAAGAACTTTTCTGCGCAGGTATTGAAAGCCAATATGCGGATAGTTGGCAACTGTGAATATGCTTTGGTTTTTTACCGGGATAAATTGCCAAAGTTTAATAACGAGGGCAAGATGGTTTTTAATTGCCTGGACTGGTCAAAGGACACGACCACACCGAAACTCCATCCAACGCAAAAGCCTGTCATACTGTTAGAGCATTTGATTAGGCTTTTTACCGATACTAATGATGTTGTAATTGACCCGGTTGGCGGAAGCGGAACAACACTATTGGCAGCCGGTAATTTATCCAGACGAGCCTATGGCTTTGAGATTAAAAAGGAATTTGTCAAAGGGTTTATTGATAAACTCTTGCCTTTGGTCAATGACGATTTATTCACAGCCATAGAGATGAAAGCCATACACAACCGAAGCAAGCAATACCGAAATGCGGAGATTGATTTATGAAACTGTCAACGCATGACAAAAACTTCTGCTCACTGATGATGGTGCTTGAGATTGTGCAAAAGTCAGTGGTTGATGAGCTGCTTAGAAAATCTTGGGCTGCCCCAAATCCCAAAGATGAGCAATGGAAAGCAATGAACAAAACCATTAGTAGTCATTACCGGGAAACCCAAGAGATAAACAACCAGCTTGAAAACGCATTTAAGAGCATTTTTAACGACCGGGAAATGGATTTGCTGTGTGAGAGTAGCCTGGGTGTTGCTTGCCTTCTGGAGAAGCAGGATTTGAGCCAAATAGTGGCAGTTCTGCGGGCTGTGGGGATTGACCCAAAAGAGATATTGAAAGCGTATGGAGATAACAATGGATAAACTTTACTGCCCGTTCTGCGGGTCAGAGATGAAACCAGCAGAGCCGTATATGGGTCAGGGAGAAGCATTATCTCACCCGAAGGCAGATTGCTGGGCAAGTGGCAACCTGTTTTATCACAAAGACCTTTACAGGCCGTGGGCAAAGCGTATGCCTGCTGATGACAGACATTCTACAGTTACAGCGGATATAGGGCAAGGAAAATGAAACAGACTAAATATCGTGGCAAGGTGGTTGACTGCTCTGGCTGTCTGAAAAATACTTGCCGTAGATGTAAGCAGATTGACCGCACAGAATTTACTCCGAAATGCAAGGCTTGTGGAAAGTGGCTTGGCAAGAAAACATTATGGCGTAGAGATTGGTGTGTCAAGAACGAGGTCACGGATGCCGACCGCCAACCCGAATAATTTCAGGCAGTCATGCACAGACCAGAACTGTGGAAACTGTGCAAATTACAGTTTGGACGGGGTGCATACTTCGCAGGTCTATGCCAGCACCCCATGCGCTGTGGATGCGTGGCAAACAAAAAAAGACGCAGGGATAAAAGACAGGTTTGCTAAATATGTATGTGATAAATTTAAGAGGATGATATGACCGATTTTCAAGTAGTTACACAACACCCACAACTGATAACCTACATAGATTTCCTGCAAAAGAAAAATGCAGAGGCTTTATCGTTTTACCCTAAATGTGTATTTGAAAGGGAATCTGAAAAGGGCAGACTGTTTTTAGGGTTGCTCAATAATCAACCTTGTGGATATATCTATGTGGGGTCAAGAGGTGGTGATGTAAAGTGCCATCAGGTTTGTATTGAATACGATGCCCGCCGGAAACTTTATGGGGCTGTTTTGGTTATGGCAATGGAAAAGTATGCCAAAGGGTCTGACACAATTACCTTGCGGTGTGGATTTGATTTAGACGCTAATATGTTTTGGAAAGAATTAGGATATAAGGTGATAAATGTGGTTGACGGCGGTATCAGACGGAAAAGACGGATTAACATCTGGAGAAAGTATGTAACAGATGATTTATTCTCTGATTTCCAGGTAGAGCCGGAAACCGGAAAGACATCAGCAACCTTTTGGAGTAAACATAAACAGACCGGACTTATTTCTCAGTTCCATAGAGGGAACAGCCTATTGCAATATAGACAAAAACTGGAAAGCGAGACTATCGTAAAACCGCAGGATAGGATAATTCTGACAGAGAATAATGTGGTTATTCCGATAGACAACCTTGACATCTTTGGTGGCGAGTGATGACCACCTGCGAGAAATGGAGGATGGAATGATGGTTACAACACCGTGCAGATACCGACCTTGGGGATATAACATTTATCTCTGTGGAAAGACTTACAAGAATGGTGATAGCCTGATTGTGCAGACCAAAAGCAGGAAGCAATTCCATGTGCTTGTCAAATTGGGAATGCTAAGGGTTAGATATTCAATCAAAACAGTTCCAAAGTCAGAAGTATTGTTTGCTAAGCATGACAAAACCAATTGGCACATAGAGGAATTGCTTTCAGGATATATGCTATGACCACCCGTGACAAGCACATCGAGCCTGTGGATAACGAGGTATTGAACTTTGCTAATCCTGTGTGCGATAGGGGGATAGCAAGATGCTATAAAATAGTTTGCAGAAAGTCAAAGATTTATATTGACAAGATTGTAGTATTACAGGATAGTGAAACCAGATTAACACAAAGGAGTTCATTATGAGAAACCAAGAACGATTGACACAGCGACAGGCAGACAAGAAACGGATGCTTGTTGACCACTTTACTATTGCCGAAGTTGCTGACAAACTCAATATCGCAGTCAGCACAGTTTGGTATTACATCAAGGACGGCAGACTGAAATCCGTGCAGGTCAAGGGCTTTGTGAAGTCCAGACACTACATAGCCAAAGACGAGTATGCCAGATTTAAGGCGGGTGGAAAATGAACAAGATTAACGCAACCTTTGAGGCATTTGGAGAAGTCCGGGAATACGAAGCCAGCCCGTCTGAGATTATCCAGATTATCGGCGGCGGCAGACCTAACCTCGTGCCACAACACACTGCTGAAACAATCACAGATAATCAGGTCATTAAGATTATCCGTTACACCAGCGATAGCGTTTTGCAGGGTGTCCACTACACAGCTTTTTTCAAGGCAGACAACACACAGCATACATTCTTTAGCTCAGAGCGGATAGGCAGAATGGTTGAGAACGCATGGGCAAAGTGGAGAAAGGCAGAGATTGGAACTGCCATTGTGGGGCTGGCATGAAAGAGATAGTGGTCAACATCCTTGTGTTTATCTTTGGCTGTATTGCCGGAGTAGTGAACTGGATAGCCGAGCCTGACAGATTCGTGCCGATACTTGGCTTGGTCATATCAACATTTATGTGCATTGCCTTTTTCCGTGCGGATTTTGTTCCTGCGGTGTATCGTGGGGCTGGTGTGGTGCTGTGTTTAGTGGCAGGGATATACTCAATCGTAATGATAGTCGTCGAGATTTGGGGTGGGGAATGATTAACCGTGATAAACTAAATCAAACGCTATCTGACTTACAAGATAGATTCCAAAGAGCAGAGCCATTGACAATCCCTGTAAACATAGAAACCATAACCGCCTATCGGTGTCCGGGATGCAAGAAAGTATTTATTTTTCACTTATCAGCAGTCAGGCACATGGCAAAGTGTGTTCGCAACCCATCAAACAAAACCTGCCTAACTTGTATGAACAGGATTATTGTGTTGAAAGAAAACGGGGATTTGAATGTCAGGGGTTGTTATGTGGATGATGACCTTGTAAACGAAGTCAGATATTATGATGATGATAATGCCAACAACACAAATATCGACATAGTGTGGAATTGCGAGTCTCACAAGTTTGGAAACGGATATTTTATTCAGGCAGACAGCATTGATGATGCTATCGCAAAGATAGATGAGAGGGACAAATGACCTACTTAGATTCCCGTTTCTGGCAAATCTGTCTGGAGTTTTTCACGCTGCTGAAGTTTGCCGTTCCGCTGGCAGTCGTTGCTATTGGCAGTATCTATGTGGCATTTCTCATGGCAAAGCACAATGACAAGCGGATTGACATGGGAGATGATTACAAAATGAATAACGATAAGGAGATAAAGAAATGAGTATAGTCGAATGTATGTTGTGCAGAGAAGCACAAGACAACTCTCGCAATGCAGGTCTGTGTCCTAAGTGCCATAGCAAACTGCCATTGAGTGTATCATCAGGCAACGATGCCAGCGATGGCGTGTTTGAGGAGAAATGCGATAGATGCAAAGGCACTGGTCTGAGAAACAATCCCGGAGAATTTAATGGGAAATACTATACAGACTGTCCGCTTTGCAACGGCACGGGCAAGAAACACAATAAAGGAGAATGACATGGCAGACCTAAACAAACCCAGTGGATTCATTGAAGAATCCGGCACATACGAAGCCCATATCTATGATGTGGAAGTAACCGATGATGAGAAAAACACGAAAGACAACAACAAAAAATACAAGGTGTCTTTTGATACTGCCTTTGGCAAAACCAACAAACTTTATTATGATAACAATAAAGCCCGTTACTTCCTGAAAGTACTGGCTCAGGCTTGTAACTTAGCACCGGAAGTGTTATCAAACTTTCAGGGAACTGAACTCATCGGTTGCCATTGCATTATCTGTGGCGTGATGAATGAAAAAGGTTACTTCCAGATTGACGGAGTACGCCCATCAGAAAAGCCTTTCACATCTCCCGAAGTGCCGGATTGGATTTGATTATGAATCCGGTAGCATTTATTTCAACGATTGACGAAGCCTACAATATGCTGATTGAGAGTGGCGGGGAAATGACCCCCGCCATTGCAGAGATGCTTGAAATTGTGGACAGTCAAAAAGAGATGGCTCTTGAGCATTTCGTTGACAGACGCTTTGACAGAGAGCAGGATATTGCCGCCATACAGGGCAGAAACGCTCTGTTGCAAAAGCAGATTGAAGCCAACAACAAATACATTGCTCATCAGGAAAAAGTCATTGAAACAGCCGATGCCTATATCATCAGGATAATGGAAACAATGACAGATGCCAAAAGCAAGCCCATAACCAAACTTACAATAAGCGGGCAGCAACTCAAAATCACCACAGGCACATCAAATAAGCTGATTGTGGATGATGCAACCCTTATCCCTGATACTTTCATTAAGTGCCAGATAACATTCCCTAAAGACCGCTTAGAACTGATTAAAATGGTATTGGATGAAAGCGAACTCAAAAACCTGAAAGAATCGGTTGACCTTGCCGGATTGAAATCATCTGGAGTAACCTATCAGGGAACTCACTACGAAACAACCCAAACCAAACACATAAAGAGAGAAGGATAATGGAAAAGTCACCAACCATAGTTGAAATTGCGAAAGCAGTCTGCAAATTCCAGTCAGAGATTGACGGTATCAAAAAGAATGCCAAAGGGAACTTCGGCAGCTATGCAGACTTGGGTGAGATTTGGGACACCATCAGAGAGACATTGACCAGTAACGGCTTGTCAGTAATTCAATCATCATCACCCACGACATCTACTGTCAGCACAATTGACACACACCCCAAGACCGGAGTGATAACCAGTGATACAAAATTTGTCACCAATGTAGTTACTGTCCTGATGCACATTAGCGGTGAGTATTGGATGGGAGAACTGTCTATCCCCTTTGGCAAATGCGACCCACAAGGAATCGGTGCTGCACAAACCTACGGAAAGCGGATTGCTTTACTGGCAATGCTCGGACTTCACGCAGAGGACGACAAAGACGGCGCCGTCAATGATGACGGAACTGCACCCCCCACCAAAGAGGAACTGCTAAATATTTCAAAGAAAGCCAATGACCTGCTTGCCGAATGTGTTTTAGATGACGCAATGAGAGCAGACTATAAAAACAAGATAAAGGAATACTGGCTTGCCAAAAATGTATCGTCATTGGATGCCACAATATCCATTCTGCAAAGCATTAAAGACGCACCCAAGCAACAGGTAAAGACAGAAACGAAACCAGAGCCTACTCCTGTTATTGAAAGCCCCGTTGTTGAAACAGATGACTTACCAACTGACCCAAACGCAGACAAGCAGGATTTGCCAAAAGAAGTTACTGAAGCATACCGGAAAATCAAAACCCTGTGGGACATGGTAACTAAATACAAAAGCCCACAGTCAAGACATAACTCAGTCAAGAAGCCTATCCATTTGGGCGTTGACAGCCTGGAACAATGCACTGATGTTGCCAAGCTCAAAGCCTATCATCTGTTTTTGATTGGTGAGTATAATGAGCAGAAAAAAGCAGCAGCCCCAAAGCCCACCCTTGACGAACTGAAAGAAACCATCATTGCCTATATCAACAAAGCTGAACTGCTGAAACCTGATTACGATAAGGAAATGCAGTTGCTTGACGCTCACTATTCCCAAGACAATGAGGAAGGGCTGAAAGAAATGCTTTATCGCTTGCAGAGAAAGTCAGATGTGCCGTTTGCATAGATGCTTCTGCGGTCGTTTCACGGCTGGTATGTAAAATGATAACCTACAAACCAGTCATAAACTTAGCAGTCAACGATGCGGGGCATAATGTATGCCCCTTTTGCTCCCAGTATTTACCGACTGTGCATTTCAGCAAGTGGGTGTTGCATGATTTGGGCGGCGGGGTGAAAATTCGCATCTGCCAATATAACTGTAAAGACAGACCGAGACAACATAAAGCCAAGCAGATTGACTTGGCGGAGAGGATATAATGGCATCTATTGATAAAGCATACACAGCAGACTACAAAGAATATCTTGCACTGATTGAATGGTGCAATGGAGTTAAAATTAAGTTCGGGAAGTCAACATTATCAGACAGGATATATGATTGGGCTGAAAGTGACTTTGATGGAAACGAAAGACCCGTGATTAACACATCGTCAGAGATGGATGAGTATATCATCAATAATTGTCCATTGAAATTTATGCAGGATAGGATGAAGGAAGTTTACAGCCCCGATGCCTATTCATTGTTTATTACAAAGGCTCAGGTGGAGGAGAAATGAAGCCATCTGAAATCAGAAAACAAATAATTGAAGTTGAAAAAAGAATGCTTGTGTTACGGAGCGAAATTGCTAAACAAGAGGGATTCCAAATCCAAATTACATTATTGAGTGGAATGGCAAGAGCTTTGGGTAGTATGACTTTTGGCACGCTATCTGCTGATAAATTAAAGATAAAGGAGTTGGAACGCAAAGAGAAAGATAGGGGTATAGATAAAGTTACCCAAGATATGATTAACGCTTGCAACGGATTAAAGATAGAACTTAAAGCAAAAGAACAAGAACTAATCGGACTTTATGAGCAGTTAGATGATATTATGGAGGAGAAATGACGATAGCCGAAATACAGACCACACAGAAAGATAATAATCCAGTATGGATATTGGGGATAGATTACACAATAATAGAGATTGGCGTATGTTATGAGATATCCTTGCGCTCAGTAAAAACCAACAATCTTATCAAATTGTCGCATTCAGAAGCCACCGCCCTGCTGTCCGCCGAGCCGATGCGGGCTGTAAGCGATAGCGAATTTATGGCAATGAGAAATAGGATAGGGGCTCTGGAATTGGAACTTGATGAATGAAAACCATCGGAGGAGAAATGCTAATCACAAAAGACTGCACAACCTGTGAGTATGCCTATACTCGCAAAAAGTGTGATGGCTGCTGCGGTGGCTATCGGAATTGGCAGCTTGCAGAGCCGAGCGGTGTGCTGACTACTGCAAAAACAAAAGGAGGAACGATGCTACCAAGTGATTTAAGTAAAAACGACAAAGTAATGTGTAACTGTACAGAGTGTCATGGGAAAATCCACACCATTGTAAGAGCCAATGATGAGGAAGCCTATTCTGTATATTCTGACCACATTGGGGAGTTTTTGATTACGGCAGACAATAGCCTATCAAGAATCCCAATAACGGCACAGAACTTTCCTGCTGACGGCGTGGTGTGGTGTGAGGAACACAAAGCCTGTGAGATATTCCACACAAGATTTTATTGTGGTCACTATCTCCCGCTCATCAAAGAGCGTCAGGGGTTTGACAAGGAGACCAAGCCAAAGCATAACTGTGATAATTGCGGATATGCAGATGGGGAATTTTGCCAATATGCAATACAAAATGATGGCACTTGCAATGAATATGACCAGTGGAAACCAATAGCAGCCAAGCCCGGCAACCGTAACTCCGATGGCGACATTATCGGTGTTGACAACGGCAAGGTCAATCCCGTAGGAAACCAGTATAAAAAAGGTGACAAAGTTACAATGTTACAGAATACAGACAATAGAGATTAGTCACAGTCTTTTGCTCATCCATATTATCGAGTAGTAGAAGTTGCGCAAGATTTAATCCTT